TGGCCGGGACACGCACTGTGTCGAGACCGCCCACCACGCCACCAGTGCCCGACATCGGAGCCAGTGAGCCATCACCCGGGTGTGAGCGATACAGGTGGTAAGCCACCCGCCGTCCGAGCTTGTCGAACTCGATGCCTGCGCGGATCACGTTACCCGACGACAGTTCCTGATTGAGCGTGGCGGGCAGGTGTTCGGGTTCGAGCAACTGCAATTGCAGACCCACCGGCAGGCCATCCTCCGGGCGGCGGTAGCGCAGCCGCACCAGACATTCCCCGCCTTCGAGCATGGCGCGACAGGCCAGGGCCTGCAGGCCGTAGAAGTCGGTGAGGCCTGCCGCGTCGGCCTCCTCGCACCAGTCCCACCACAGGCTGTGGATGGCTTCGCGCAGGGCCTGATCGGCCAGCATGCTCTGCGGCTTGATGCCGGTGCCGATGGCATTGGACACGAAGGCCTCGACGCCCGCTGCGGCCCAGGCATTGCGCCGCACCAGATCGCGGCTCTTGGCGCGCAACTCGTTCTGGGTGAACGCCAGCGCTGCAACCGCACCGGGATTGCCGACCTGCCAGGCCAAGGCGCGGCGGCCACCACCAATGCCGTCGTAGAACGGTGTGCCGCCGAGCAGGCTCACGCCGACGCGTTTGCGCATTCGGTCAAACCATTGCATGTTCATAACCCTTTGCCGGTGGTGACCCGGATCTGGCGCGGAGCCCCCGGCCACAGACCGGTATCCACCGCCTGCTCGAACAGGTCGCGCTTGACCGCCTCAATGGCGGCCTGGAGTTCATCGACGCTGCGGTACTCGACGGTCTTGTCGCCGAAAGTCACGCGCTTTTCGCCCTTGACCAGCGCCGCTTCCAGTGCGTCGAGGTGTGCTTGTGTGTAGGCCATCAGCGGAACACCGTGAGGTTGATTTCGGAGGAGTCGTCGAACGAGGTGGCCGTGGTGGCGCAACTGATGTCGACGTACTGGGCAGTCTTCTGGTCGGTGCTGGACCGCACGATGGCAATGCGCTGCGTGCCGCTGTTGGTGCTGCTGCGCGCCAGCGCCGTCCAGCAGTAGTTGGCATCCGGCATGGCGGTGGCAAAGGTCACGCGGTAGCGGCCCGCCGCCGTTCGGGTCACGCTGGCCACGTTGTGCGATGCACGCACGACGACCTGCGTGCCGACATAGCCGAAACACACCCACGCGCGGGCCACGCCGGGGTGGGTGGCGTCGATCTTGGTCTTGACCTCGAGTCCGACACGACTGGCCAGCGCACTGATACGCGAGGCAAGGCTCATCAGACCAGCGCACCTTCGAACACGGCGACGAAGTCGGTGTCGGTGTTGCCGACATCGCTGGCTGCGACCGCGCCGATGTTGTTGCGCGCCTGCGCCTGCTCCGGGGCCGTCAATGTCTGCGCGGCATCGAAGCGCACGCGGTTGTTGACGGCGGTAAGCAGCGCATCCAGACCACTGGTGCCGTTCTGCAGCAGTTGCTGGATTTCCAGCAGGGTGTCGTAGGCGGCATCGGCACCGCCCAAGATCTCGGTCTTGAGCGCATCGAGCAGCGAGACGATTTTGTTGGACGAGTACGTGGTCGTGGCCGCGACGTGCGCATCGTCGATCACCGTCGACGACACGACGGCCGCCTTCAGTTCGTTGATGGCCGCGACCAGATTCGACTTGTCGGTGGTGGTGAGGTTGGCCAGGTTGCCTGCCTTGGCGCGGACGTCGTTGAACTCCTGCGCGACGCGGATGACCAGACTTTCGATACGGGTGGCGAGGGACATGTTTTCTCCTTGGGGTGTCAGGACAGCCAGCGGAATCGCTCTAGCGCAGCCATTGACTGCGGACCACGCGCCGACCTGTATTGCGGTTGCCAGAAACAGCAAGGCCACCGCCGAATTTGTCTCGGGTGGTGGCCTCGTTGATCGATTCAGTTGTTGTTTCAGGGGCAGGCGGACTGGCCAGCCCCAGTTGTCGCTCCAGTTCCCGCCAGTGGCGTTCCTCGAAGCGATCCAGGCCCGCGCTTGACGCAGCCGCGCGGGCGTACACGTAGCAGTCGAGGGCTTCATTGCGCTCGCGCATCTTTTGCCACTCGCGGATCGGGAAGCCGTTGCGGTCGCGGCGCGTGATCAACTGTTCGGCGCAGAGCTGCTGGATGAACTCGGCGTCGATCTTCGGCAGGTGGACGAACCCGGCAGGGAACACCAGCGTCGAGCCGTCCTCACCCACATCGGCGCTCTTGCGCAGGTTGTTGTAGAACTCCAGCTTGGCAATGCCGACGGCCACGCTGTACACCTTGATGCCCCGGCGCAGCTTCTTGCCGGCCTGCGAGACATCGACCGCGGTTGGCGTGCCGATCAGCGCCGCGCCCCCCATCGCCCCACTTCGCACCCCCTTGACCGCCATCACACGGCTGTCACGGCAAGCCCGCACAAAGGCGTAGGCTTCCTGCGTGGCAAACCCGGTGTCCAGCGCAAAGCGCGCCAGCGGCATCTGTGCTCCGCCAGCGTGCGTCCAGGTCTCGGCCAGCATCGCGGCCAGCGCTTTCCACACCGCGTCCCGGGCGGTGTCGCCCATCAGCACGCGGTGTTCGACCAGCCACGAGGCCTTGCCGCGCCCAAAGGCCCAGATGGACGCCTCGATGCGGTCCTTCTGCACGTCGGCGCCGCCGACCAGCAGCAGCCCACCCTCCGGGACCCTGCCCAGCGGGTAGTCCTCCCGGCGCTCGACCAGCCGTTGCCAGTCGGGCGCTTCGCCTTCTTCGACCCAGGTCTCGCCCAGCTCGGTGTTCTTGAAGGTCTTGATGGCGGCGGCCGATCCCGACTCTTTACTGACGGCGGCTTCCCACGCAGCGGCGATCTCCCGCCACGAACGCCAGCCCACCGGGCTGTACAGCGACGACAGGTGGAAGCCTGCCGTCTTACCCGCGCCATCGGTAATCATCGCGCGCCACTCGCCGTGCTCCAGCATCCACGTCTTGTGGTGCTCGGCAATGGCGGTGTCACATGACTCGCAGATGTAGGCGGCGGTCTCCGGTTGCCCTTTGTCCCAACGCAGCTGCTCGAAACGCAGCCACTGACGGTGGGAGCAATGCGGACACGGCACAAAGTAGCGACGTTGGTCACTGGCCTCGTACTCGCGCTCGATAGCCGATGCCCCTGAGATCGTCGGCGTCGAGACGATGAAGATCTTGCGCCGCGCGAACGTGCGTGTACGAGCTTCGGCCAGCGAGATCGCATCGCCTTCACCCTCGACGTCCAACGGATAGCCGTCGACCTCGTCGAGGAACAGATACCGCACCGGCATCGAGCGCAGCCCGACCGCGCTGTTGGCCCCGGTCATCACCAGCACGCCACCCCGGAACTCCTTGGCCAGGATGGTGTTGCCCGAGTCGCGCGAGCGCGCCGGGGCAATCCGCTCGGCCAGCACGCCCGACTCCTCGATCAGCGGGTCGATGCGCTGCTTGGAGTTGCGCTTGGCCATCTCCACCGTTGGCCACACCGCCATCATCGGCCCGGGTGCGTGATGGATCACATAGCCGATCCAGTTCGAGCCCATCTCGGTCGCACCGAGCTGAGCCGCCTTCATGAACACCACGCGCTCGACCGGCGAGGTCGGCGACAGGCAGTCCATGATGGCCTTGAGGTACGGCGTGCGGCTGGTACGCCAGCGTCCCGGCTCGGCCGAGGCCTTGCTGGAGAGCACGCGGTGGCGGTCGGCCCACTCCGAGACCGTCAGCAACGGGTCCGGTGTCAACCCTTCGCGCCAGGCGCGTTCGATCTCTGCGGCGCCTTCGTATTCGTCGATCATCCGTCCACGCGCGGGCGCAGTTCGCCCAGTTCGCTCAGGTGATCCCGCACCGCCGACTCCAGTGTCATGTGCATCGCGTGCGGGTCCACGCCCAGGGTGGCGGCCATCTGCGCGGAGATGCGCGCAGGCCAGTTCAACCACGCATCGCGCTCGGTGCGGGCCAGTTTGAACACGTGCGCCACGGCCTTGGCGCGGTCAACCAGCTCCTCTTTCTTCTCGGCCAGCTCCACCTGTTTGAGCTTGGCCTTGAGCACCTCGTTGACCGTGCGGGCCTGTAGCAGCGATGTGCCACCGGTCGACAAGGGCGCACCTGCGGTATCCGGTGTTTCGCGCGGCGCGGGCCGAGCAGATGCAACTGGCTTGGCGCGCGCCTTGGCGGCTTGGGCGGGTGCAGCCGCAGCGGTCTTGCGCGGCTGCAGGGTGTTTTGGGCCCACTGCGCATCCGCCGCGTCCGGCTCAATCGTGCCGTCCGGCAGCGGGGTGATCCGCCCGGTGTCGATGGCCTTCTTCACGGCCACGTGCGACACGCCACGGTGGCGCGCGTAGGCGCGAATGGAGAGTCCCATCGTCACCTTCAATCATTTGTTCGTCATGTCCGCAGATTGAGCTTGGCTTCCATCGGGAACAGCGCGTTCATCACGTCACGCAAACCAACCCCGAAAGGAAAACGCCATGAGCCAGATCGACACCATCCTCACACTCATCGCCCAGAAGCATCTGGGTATCGACACCCTGCAGACCCGCCACGCCGACAGCCTCGACTTCCACGACACGGCGGTGTGGTGCATCCGGGATGCGTTGGAAGCGGCCTTCAAGGCGGGCATCGAGGCAGGGATTTCTTTGCCGCAACCGACGGAAGCGGAGATCGCCAAGGACTGATCGAGAAGCAACGAATCCAAGCAGAAAGCGCTTGGCTTCACTGCCGAACAGCGCGTTCATCACATCGTCATCCACCACCCCCGAAGGAGCAGCCCATGACCACCACCCAACTGACCCCGGCCCAGCACGCCATCCTGGCCAAGGCCATCCACACCAGCGGCGGCAAGATCACCTGGTTCCCCGACCACATCAAAGGCGGCGCGCGCAAGAAGGTGCTCGACGGGATGTTCAACCGCGCCCTGATCACGCCCGATGGCGAGGGCTGGTGCGTCGCCGCCGAGGGCTATGACGCCCTGGGGATGCCACGCCCCGCGCCCACGGCTGCGCCACAGGGCACGCCCGAGACCGCCACCACAGCACTGACCGCAGACCCCGACATGGAGGCCGAGGTCGCCGCGTGTGAGGCGAAGTGGGCCAAGGAAACCAAATCGCGCACCCGGCAGGACAGCAAGCAGGCCCAGGTGATCGCGATGCTGCGTCGCCCCGAGGGCGCCACCATCGGCCAGATCTGCGCCGCCACCGGCTGGCAGGCGCACACGGTACGCGGCACCTTTGCCGGAGCCTTCAAGAAAAAGCTCGGCCTGACCATCGTCTCGGACAAGCCGCAGGGCGGCGTGCGGGTCTATCGCATCGCCTGATCAGAAAGATCGAGAAAGAGGCCAAGCGGCGCTTGGCTTCTTCATCGAACAGCGCGTTCATGTGGGTGTCGCAACGATCACCCCGGAGGACATCATGAACACCCCCACCCGCATCGACCAACCGCTCAAGAAAGGCGACCGCGTCGCCTACTACATCAAGCGCAACATCAGCACCGGCCACCACAGCACCTGCAGCATCCAAGTGCGGCGCACCGGCATCGTCCAGGGCTGGCGCGACGGCAAGGTGGTCGTGCTGCACAAGGCTGGTTACACCGAGGACTTGGCCGAAGCCGATCTCTACCTTGTCGAATGATCGAGAAAGAAGCCAGGAACAGCTTGGCTTCTCAATCGAACAGCGCGGCACGTAGGGTGTCGCAACGATCAACCCGAAGGAGCCAGAGATGAACACCACCACGCAGACCCCCGCCACCCAGAACGAAGCCTGGGGCTTTTGGGGCACGATGAACGAACACGCCAGCGCCGCATGGCCCCTGGCGATGACCGCCATCTCGGACGCCACCGGCCAGCCCCTCGAATCGGTACAGGTCTTCCTCCACAGCCGCCACGGACGCCACTTTGCCGACGACGTCCAGAACGGGCTTTACGAAGGCAAGGCCCTGGCGGACGCGATCAACGCGGCCACCCAACGCTGGATGGGCTGGACGATTGGCCGCCAGACCAGCAAGCAATACGGCATCCCGCGCGATCTGCCATACCTGACGGGCTTCGTGATTCACTGCGAAATCATCGAGGAATCGCTGGCCGCCTGATCAAATACGGCGCCATCCGCCTCGCGGGCGGCCTGCTGGCCGGTCCAGTCCTGCCAGCGGCGCACGATCACGTCGACGTACTTGGGGTCGAGCTCGATCAGCCGCGCCTGCCGCCCTGACTTCTCGGCGGCGATCAAGGTCGTGCCTGAGCCGCCGAAGGGGTCGAGCACGACGTTGCCGGGCCGGCTCGAATTGCGGATCGCGCGCTCGACCAGCTCCACCGGCTTCATCGTCGGGTGCAAGTCGTTCTTCTGCGGCTTCTTGATGTTCCAGACGTCCCCCTGGTCGCGGTCACCACACCAGTGGCGTTGCGCCCCCTCGGGCCATCCGTAGAGGATCGGCTCGTACTGGCGCTGGTAGTCGGCACGACCCAACGTGAAGGTGTTCTTGGCCCAGATGATGAAGGTCGACCAGTGTCCACCGGCGGCGCGGAATGCGGCCTGCAGCACATCGAGTTCGCTGGAGGACATCGCCACATAGATCGCACCCCGGCAATGGGCCACGGTGGGTTTCAGGGCCGACAGCAGGAAGTCGTAGAACCCGTCCCCCAGGTTGTCGTTGAGGATCGCGCGGTCCTTGCCGCGCATCTTGTCCTTCGCGCTGTTGGCGTAGTTGACGTTGTAGGGCGGGTCGGTGAAGACCATGTCCGCCAGATCGCCCTGCATCAGCCGCTCGTAGCTCCCGGCCACGGTGGCATCGCCGCACAGCAGCCGGTGCTGACCGCAGATCCAGACATCGCCCGGACGCGAGATGGGTGTCTCGCTGACCTCGGGCACCGTGTCGTCGTCGGTCTGGCCCTCGGCGTCGGGCTCTTCGCTGGCCATCAGCTCGGCCAGGGCATCAGCGTCGAAGCCCGTGATGTCCAGATCGAAGCCTTCGCTCTGCAGGGCCTCCAGTTCGATTCGCAACATCGCCTCGTCCCAGCCCGCGTTCTCGGCGATGCGGTTGTCTGCGATCACCAGAGCGCGGCGCTGGGTCGGCGTCAGGTGATCGAGCACGACCACCGGGACCCGTTCCAGCCCAAGCTTCTGCGCAGCGGCGAGACGACCGTGGCCCGCGACAATGATGCCGTCGCTGCCCGCCAGGATCGGATTGGTAAATCCGAACTCGGCAATCGAGGCGGCGATCTGCGCGACCTGTTCACCCGAGTGGGTACGCGCGTTGCGGGCGTAGGGCAGCAACTTGGCGATCGGCCACTGCTCGATCTTGTCGGCCAGCCAGGACGCCGTCATGCCACTACCTCGGTTGCCGCCAGTCTCTCGGCCGCGACCTCGTCGAAGGACTGACCGGTCGCGAGCAATGTGACTGACACGTCCGGATGGTTCTGCTGGAAGCGCCGAACGGCGACGTCCACGTACTCCGGCGCGATTTCGACGGTGCGGCAGATGCGACCGGTACGCTGCGCGGCCAGCATCGTCGTGCCGCTGCCGCCGAAGGGCTCGAACACCAGGTCGCCCTCGTCCGAGTAGGCCTCGATGACGAACTGCGGCAGCGCCACCGGGAAGACGGCCGGGTGGTCGATGTCCTGGCCGATCTTGCCCTTGTGGCGCATCACGCGGATCACCGAGTCAGGGATGCGGGTGACTTGCGTCGGCTGGCCCTTGTGCGTCCAGCCGCCCACCTCGCCATCCTTGCTGCGCATCGCGGTCGACGATCCATCGGCGCGCAGGTGGGACTCCTGGCCGGCGTGCTTGCAGGGCACGATCTTGTTGGGCTTGCGGCTCGCCCGGTTGAAGTGGAAGACGAACTCGAAGCTCGGGGCGAAGCGGCCCGCCCAGTCGCCGGGCATGCCCGGCCCCTGGTCCCACACGTACCAGGCAAAGCGCCGCCAGCCCTGCGTGCGCATCCAACCGAGCCAGCCGTCCCAATACGGAATCACCTCGTTATCGCGGTGGATCAGGCCCAGGTTGACCAGCACCTGACCGTCGCCGGCCATCGGTAGCTGGGTGAACACGCCGCGCATCAGGCCGTCCCAATCGGCGATGCCGCCGGTTGTGTAGTCGCGCTGGTTGCCATAGGGCGGCGAGGTGAAGCACAGGCGCGCGCGCTCGCCCTGCATCAAGGCGGCGACCACGCTGGCGTCTGCAGCGTCGCCGCAGATCAGACGGTGCGCTCCGATGGCCCAGACATCGCCAGGGCGGGACACTGGGATCGCCGGGGCATCAGGGACGTCGTCAGCCGCGTCGTCGCTGGCCTCTTCCTGCTCACCGTCGCCGCCCGGTGTCTCGTCGGCCAGCAGTGCATCGATCTCGGACCCGTCGAACCCGGTCAGCGCCAGGTCGTAGCCCGCCTCGGACAGCTCAGCCAACTCCAGCGCCACCAGTTCCTCGTCCCACCCGGCGTCGAGCGCCAGCCGGTTGTCGGAGATGACGTAGGCGCGCTTCTGCGCCGGCGTCAGGTGGCCCAGCTCGATCACCGGCACCTCGTCGAGGCCGAGCTTGCGGGCGGCGGCGAGCCGTCCATGCCCGGCGATGACGCCGTTGTCGCCATCGACCAGCACCGGGTTGGTCCAGCCGTACTCGACGATGCTGGCGGCGATCTTGGCCACCTGCGCGTCGGAGTGGGTCCGTGGATTGCGGGCGTAGGGAATCAGCGCCTCGACCTTGCGGTACTCGACGTTGAGCGTGTTCAAAGCACAGGTCCTGAAAACAGAAAACCCGCCGAGCGTGGCCGCCGGGCGGGTCGAGTAAATGAAGATTCTGGTGGGGTGGTCACTGCGCCTGGGGGTGGTAACCGGGGCCGGTAACCTGGCCGGGTGGTAACCTCGTTTTGCGGCCGGACGCTAAAAAAGCGTCGCGCTCGCGCCCCCCGCATGGCGCTTCCGGCAGGAAGGACCCGTTGAATTCAGGTTGGCTTCCTGTGCCGTCAACTCTGTCCAGAAGATAGCCGAAATACTACCCCGGATCGGTCTGCGTTGTTGCACCTTGCGGCGAGCTCCATTTCGTATCTGACCCGAAACCGCGAGCAAATGCGGCACGCATTAATCAGCGTTGTGAAATGCTTTGGACTGCTCGGCCATGCTGCGTGGCATTCAGCCGATCGGCGACCGTCCTCAGCGCTGACTGCCACCTCCGCCATGCCGTCGTGCGGTCGCAGGCAAAGCGGATCGTGATGTCGCGCCAGCCGTAGCGCTTGGCCCGCATCCACACCAGGTGGCGCTGCTCGACCTCCAACCATTGCACCCAGCGCATTGTCTCCATCATGCGATCGATGGCCTCTGGGTTCGGCGGGAAGGGGCGGTAGACCTTCTCGTCGGCTGCGAACATCTCCCACTCCCTGCGCACGATGGCAGGCCAGGCGTTGAAGTAGCCCTGCACACGCACAGGGGGCAGGCGTCGTCCTGTGGTTGCGGCCTCCTCGAAGCGGGCCGCCACATCCTCAATCGTCCACTCAGCCATGACGAGCCCCTCCGTACAAGCGCTCGCCGATGCGGCGCACGATCTCTCGCTCGATGAAGTCTAGACGCTCGTCGGACGCGTTGACCACCAGGATCTGCTGGTCGCGCCAGCCACGTTCCTTGATGGCGTCCAGATCGGTGGCTTGGGCTTGCAGCCGCCCAAGGGGGCAGCGGTACCGGGGCGTGGGCACTTTCATCTCACACCTCCTGGCCATTGTCGTGATGCTGGATTGCCCAGTGCAGCAGCGCCAACGCGTCCGCCTCGTTGTCGTCGACCGGAGTGTGGCCAAGGGCACGGATGGCCGCGATCACGTCCTCCTTGCCCGCATTGCCTTTGCCCGTGGCGTGCTTCTTGATCGTGCCCACCGGCACGCCCTGGTAAGGAATCTGATGGTGCTCACACCACGCCGTGAGCGTGGCCAGGAACCCGCCGTAGGCATGTGCCGCATCGGTCGATGCGTGGCGGCGCACTTCTTCGAAGTGCAGACAGTCGATGCCGTCGCAGGATTGCTTGATCTCGCTGAGCCAGCGTTTGAACCGCAGGAAGCGCATTCCGCCGCCTTCGAAGCGCTGCGGGCGAAAGCTCTCGGAGCCGCTCGTGATGTAGCCGTCGCTGCTGCGCAGGGCCCAGCCGGTGGTGGTGCCCAGGTCGAGGGCGAGGATGGTCGTCGTCATGGGGTCAGTCCTTGTTTGGGTGCAGGTCTGACACATCCGACGCAGTTCCACATAACTTTCCGTGAGGCGCGCGCGCACGCGTGTAGAGAAGTTACGTTCAGGAGCGTCGGATGTGTCAGACGGCGTGATGGTCATGGGGTCAGTTGTCCGCATACGGGGTGTAGGCAGGCGCTGGCGGGTACTTCAGGCCAACACCCTGAAACCCACGCACGCCCACGCTGTTGCGCCACTTTTCGATTCCGCGCGTGATCAGCAGATCGGAGAAACGGCGCTGCGAGCCGATGAATTCGCCTGCAGCCTCGGCCCACTGCTTCCAGTCGTTGAACAGCTCGGCGGTCAGCGATTTGGCGTTGACTTCGCGCACGCAGCGTTCATCGAGCCAGCGGCCCAGCGCATCCTCGGCCTCGAAATACTCCTCGGTTGCAGCACGAACGCAGGCCGGCGGATTCAGGCCCTCAAGCTGCCACGCGATGCATCCAGCCACGGCCCACGCCAGAATCCCGTCGCGCTCGGCCAGCAACTTCTCGGTGAGAAGGCCATCGCGTTTTTCCGGCGGGATCGTCACGGTGAACGGAATCATGTGCATCCGCCGCTTCATCGCCTCGTCGATGTTGCGAATCGCGGGCTTGTGGTTGCCCACGATGACCGGCTTGAATTGTGGGAAGAACTCGAAGAAGTCCTTGTGCATGAAGCGCGCGGAGATCTTGTCGCCGCCGGTGATGGCCTTGACCTTGGATTCGTTCAAGCGCCGTCCCTGCTCGGTTTCGATGGCCGTCACGAAGCGCGCGCCGCGCAGTCCTGCCAGGTCGGTCGGATGGCGGTCACCACGCGTCTCGACAAAAGTGTCCATCGATGCGGCCGTGGCGTAGTCACCGAGGATGGTGCTGATGACGTTGGCGAACACGCTCTTGCCGTTGGCACCGGTGCCGTACAGGAAGAACAGCGCGTGGGCGCTGGTCACGCCGGTCAGGCAATAGCCGACCATCCGCTGCAGATAGGTTTGTAGTTCGACATTGCCTCCGGTGACGTCGGACAGGAACGCTCTCCATTGCGGACAGTCGCCCGCTGGCGTGGCGGTGGTGATTTTGGTCATCCGGTCGGCGCGGTCGTTCGGGCGTTTGCGACCTGTCTTGAGATCGACAACACCGCCTGGTGTGTTGAGCAGCCACGGATCGGCATCCCACTCGTCCGTGGTGGCCGCGTGCCTGCGGTCGGCGCGCGCCAAGCGTTCGACGCCGCCAACCGTACTGGCGCTGGCGAGCTTTGCCGCGACCTTGGGGTTGTCGGCGCGTACGGCCATCTGGCGGCAAACGCTGCGGATCAGGTCGGTGGCGGCCAGCGTGTCCTCGGTGCGCCAGCGTTGGCCGTCCCACACCAGCCAGCGCCCCCACGCGGCAACGTAGCGCCAGTCGCGGTGGTAGCGCCGGGTGAAGGCCAGCGCCAGCGCATCTTCGGTGCCCCAAACAGACTCATCGCTGCTGACCACCGGCTCATCGGCATCGGCCACGTCGTGCATCTGCAGGCGCGGGCCGTGGGTCAGGAAGGTGGCGACATCAAAGCCTTCGGCGATGGCATCCGCCGCATCCCATCCCTCGGCAGCGTCCTCGGGCGGATACAGGATGTGGCAGGACTTCGCGCCTGCAGTCAGTACGGCCTGCGCCGCTTGGGCTGCGTACTCCCAGCCCGGCTTGTCGCGGTCGGGCCAGATCAGCACGGCCTTGCCCGCCAGTGGCGACCAGTCGGTCTTGTCCACCGGTGCGTTGGCGCCGTGCATAGCCGTGGTGGCATTGACGCCCGCGTCGATCAAGGCCTGCGCGCATTTCTCGCCCTCGACCAGCACCACCTGCGCGGCGCTGACCAGGCCCGGCTGGTTGTACAGCGGTCGTGGATCGGGCGGTGCCATCTTGCGCCGCTTCGCATCCCACGGGCGGAACTGCTTCTTCTGCCCGGGCGGGTCGTAGCGGTAGACGACAGCGATGAGATGGCCTTGGGCGTCGAGATAGTCCCATTTGGCGGTGGCGGGGCCGAGTTCGTCGACCGGCACGTCCTTCTTGTTGGCCTTGCGTACAGGTGCGGATCGGGAGCGCCCCAGCAGATCGGCGGCGGCATCGAGCACGCGCGGAAAATCGCGCAGCACGTCGATGCCGAAGTGCGCGGCAATCAGTGCATAGATGTCGCCGCCGTCGCCGGTGGCGCGATCCGTCCACAGCCCGGCCTTCTCGCCCTCGAGCACCACCTCGAGGCTGTCGCCGGGGCTGCCCAGCACGTCGCCGATCAGGAACTTGCCCCGGCGCTTCTTGCCCGCCGGAAACAAGGTGATCAGAACGGATTCAAGACGCGCGAGCAGTTCGGCGCGCAGTTCTTCGCGTTCGGCGTCGCTGATGATGCGCGGTGTGTGATCGGCCAGTGGCGCGATGTCGTTGAAGTCCAGCATCACTCGGACTCCTTGACATCGACATCCTCATGGTCTGTGACGCGGCCTTGCGCAGCCGCACAGTGAGCCGCCCACGCAGACAGTTCAGACAGGCGATAGCGCACCAGACCGCCCATCAGATAGTGCGGAATCCGGTACTTGCTGCGCATCTGCGGATCAGCAAACCAGTAGTACGGCAGGCGTAGTGCAGCAGCAGCCTGCTTGGCGTCGATCATCGGTTCGACATCGCCGATGAATTGCTTGTCGTTGCTCATGTCATCCTCCAGCAGCGGTCTTGCCACGCGCACATCCGGCATTCGAAGTGGGTCGGGTCATGGAAGGCGCGTGGCAGAAGCTCGCCAGCCTCGGTCGCCGTGATGACCTTCACCGCCCGATCCGACATGCGCTGGGCCAGCGCTGCGTCAAAGGGCACGAGCTCGGTGTAGATCTCCATCGTGTCGGCGTTGAGCGCCGTGAAGATCGCCGGGTGCTCGTGCAGTTCGAGATAGGCTTGGTAAATCGCTACTTGCGCGGCGTAGATGGGCTTGG